GCCTCTCGTGTGGTATCCGGATATACGGATGTACAACTCGGCTTGTTGCAAACAGGATTCCCACAAAGAATCCCAGACGAATTTAAAAAAATAATACCGTTATTGCAAGTAGAATTGCAAGACAAAGCCGGCAACAAGTACTACATAGATCAAGCTGAACGATTTAATGCCTTTGGATTCAACAAGTTTAAAGGCTGGAATTGTAATGCAGGATACCAAGGATGTGTTGTACGTGAAAATGAAGTTAAGCGCAGCTACAGTTGCCATGACGAACCCTTAGGCACGTTAGACGGCGGATTTGAGCTCTTTAAGGCGCCACGTAAGTGCATTACTCCTACTTGTGTAAGCAGTGCAGACAGTAAAATACCAAAGGTAAAGAATGAAGATTGATATTCAAGATATAAAGTTTTGGGCTGATGCTATTCGCAATAGTGAAGATCGTGACCGAACCTTAGAAAGTCTTTGGGGAGGACAACTTCAGTCTAAAACATGGCTAATTGAAACACTTGAACTAAAAACACATATTTCTAATGCTGAATGTGCTATTTTTGGAGGATGGAACGGAGTACTTGCTAGTATGATGTTTAATAGTGAATTAGGAATTAAACATATTACAAGTATAGACATTGATCCTGCATGTGAGCAAACTGCATCAACAATTAATAAACGCCAAGAAATAGATGGACGGTTTAAAGCAGTTACAGCAGATATGTGTGATTACGAATATACAAATGATCCATATTTTGTTATTAATACAAGTTGTGAACACATTACACCGGACCAATATAACAGATGGTTAAACAAAATACCCGAAGGTGCAAAGATAGTTTTACAATCTAATAATTATTATGAATTAAAAGAACACATCAATTGTAGTAGCAGCCTCGATCAATTTATTAAGAAGTCTAATCTAACAGAAATACTTATAGCAGAAGAATTACAATTACAAAAATATAAAAGATTTATGATTATGGGAACATTTAATGTATAATTACGAAGATATAACTTCTATACATTTAGAAGTTACAACTAGATGTCAAGCAAGATGTCCTATGTGTCCAAGAAGAGTTCAAGGCGGTCCAGAACTTGACAGTTTAGATCTTACAGAAATTAGTTACCAAATGTTTACTGAATGGTTTCCTATAAGTTTTGTACAGCAACTAAAGTTCTTAAATATGTGCGGGAACTTAGGCGACCCAATTATGGCTAAAGATACGTTAGGTATAATGCAATACCTGCGCAAACACAATGCCGGAATGACCTTACAAATGCATACTAACGGGAGTGCTAGAACAGCAGATTGGTTTAAGGGTCTAGCAGACGTAGGAGTAAAAATTGTATTTGGTATTGATGGACTAAAAGATACACATGCACTATATAGAATTAGTACAGATTACGATAAAATTCTAAAGAATGCACAAGCATTTATTGATGCAGGCGGTGACGCAAGATGGGATATGTTAGTATTCAAACATAATGAACACCAAGTAGAAGCATGCGAACAATTAAGCAAAGATATGGGATTCAAAGGCTTTAGTATTAAGCATACTACTAGATTTAAAGACGGCCAGTTAGAAGTTATTGATGATAATTACAATGTAACGCATATATTGTTACCGTCACAAAAAAGTTTAGAAATGATTGCACCGGCAGAAAAAGCAAGGAACGAATCTATGCCAACTATTAATTGTAAAGCAGTTCAAGATAAACAAATGTATATTGCTGCAAATGGAAATGTTAGTCCTTGCTGTTGGCTAGATTTAGAATGGTTACCACAACATAGTTTTTCAAGAATAGACTATATGACGAAAATTAAAGAATACCCTAATTTACACAAGTATTCATTTACAGACATCTTTGACAACGGCTTCTTCAACAAGATTAGTAGTTGTTGGACTAGTACTGGACTTAAAGAATGTTCAAAGCAATGTGGTAGTTTTGATAAACTAAACGCACAATTTGAAAGGCATGAACATGAGTAAAACATTTTGTCCTTTACCTTGGATACATTTAGCAACACGACCTAACGGTGACGTTAGAGTTTGCTGTACTGCTAATGCATCAGGTGCTGGACTTAATGATGATAAAACAGTTGGCCTTGTTAAGAAAGACGGTATTGCTATGAATATGCGTAACCATACTATTGAAGAAGTATGGAACAGTGAGCATATGCGTAACACACGATTACAAATGCTTAACGAACAAGTTCCGGCAAGTTGCCGCAAGTGCTTTGCAGAAGAAGATAAAGGCATTGTAAGCAAACGTCAGTGGGAGACTAAAGTATGGGAACAACGTTTAGACATTGACAATATTGTAGCTCAAACAGATGTTGATGGAAACTTACCTGTTAACATTCCTTACTTTGACTTGCGCCTTGGAAATCTGTGCCAACTAAAGTGTGTTATGTGTAGTCCACATGATTCAAGTAGTTGGATTAAAGAATGGAAACTGCAAAAGCCTAAGTATACAGATAAAAACTTAATTGCAGAACAAAGTTGGGATGAGGACTTCGATTATACTTGGTATAAGAAAGGAAGTTTCTTAGATTCAATGAAACAACAATCGCAGCACATTAAAGAATTGTATTTTGCTGGCGGCGAGCCGTTGCTAATTCCAGAGCATTATGCTATATTAGAATTCATGGTTGATAATAATTATGCTAAAGATATTTGCATACGATATAACAGTAACGGGTTAAAATTACCTGATAAGTTATTTGTACTATGGCAACATTTTAAGAAAATTACATTTAATTTTAGTATAGATGCATATGGTGATAAGAATGATTATATACGTTATCCAAGCAAGTGGGCTGATATTGAAAAAAACTTATATAAACTTGATACTAGTTTAGATAATATTACAATAAATGTTGCAGCAGCAGTACAATTATTAAATGTTCCGTATATACACGAACTAGCTGAATGGAAACAAGATCAAAACTTTAGTAAAGTTAATATAATGCCTTTTGGTGGCGGAATAATTAATACACATTTAGTTTACTTTCCTAGTTACTTAAATGTTAGAACATTACCTAAAGAACTTAAAGAGTTTACTAAAAATAATATTGAAAAGTTTGTCCAACGTCAGAAGTTTAATACAGATTGGAACAACCACGCTATGGGTAAACAGCGTTGGGAAGGTATAATTAGTTATATGATGTCAGAAGATTGGTCAGATAAGTTGCCGCAGTTACAAGACTATTTACGAGTATTAGATGAAACAAGAGGAACAGATTTTACAAAAGTCTTTCCAGAATTAAGGAGTTTAAAAAATGGATAACCAACAACAAGAACGTGCATTGCTTTGGAATAGCCTATGTAATATGGGAGACATGGTAAAACTAAAATTAAAAGTTGATGGACACAGTCTTGTACAACAACTAGAGAAGTTTGAAGATAACTGGTGTCCTTATAATCAAAAGAAAGATACGCACAATAATCGCTGGGGATTACCTGTTACAAGTCATACAGGTGATGTAGCGGAGAATTGGCATTTAAATAGCTTTGGCCATATGCAACGGTATCACGATGTTAAGATGAAAGAAGAAGACTTTACAACTCCAACAGAAGTGTACAAAGCTATTCCGCAACTTGCTAGTTTAGTAGATATATTTGCTCCAGACCTCGGGCGTGTACATTTACTTAGAGTAGATGCCGGAGGATTCTTTCCACCACATAGAGATTATCCTGGAGCAGGTCCAGAATATTTTAGACTGTTATGCACATTTGGTAAAGCCCAGCCAGAGAACTATGCACACATACTTGATAAACAGTTAATTTATCCTGATCCAGAATATGTACATTTTATTAACTTCCAAAAAGAACATAGTGTGTTTAGTTACACTGATGGATTACATTCATTAATACTTACAGTTAAACTAAATCAACGTACACATGATTTAATTATTAAACACAGCATGAGCGAATGAAATTAACTTACCAAGACAAAACAAAAGAAGATTGGTTTCTTGTTAGCTGGACATTAAGCAACAAATGCAATTATCGGTGTTCATATTGTCCAGACCACTTACACAGTGGAAGTACTGGACAGCCCCGATGGGATACTGTTGAACGTTTTGTTAAAGGATTTAAGCAACCTAAAAAGAATATATGTTACCGACTAAGTGGAGGCGAGCCAACATATTGGAAACACTTTACTGATCTTGCAAAGTTAGTTAAACAACAAGGACATACGTTTACTTTCTTAACTAACGGAAGCCATACTGTAGAATACTATAAAACTATTTCTCAGTTTACAGATGGATATATTATTTCGTATCATCCAGAATATGCAGACATAAATCATATAATGGAAGTTATACAAAACTCTAATTGCCCTGTGTTTATTAATTTAATGTTAGCACCAGATAACTTTGAAGAAATGTTTAATGTCGCAGAAGCATTATATAACTGTTCTGACAATGTTGCAATATGGCCAAAGATTATTCTTGACAAATCAAATATTGATGCTATAACTAATACACCTTACAACTATTCTCAAGAACAATTAGATACAATAAAGAAATGGCCTTTCTTTAGACCATTACCTGATAGTAATCTTCATAGAGGAGGATTACTTTTAGATGATAAACCAGTAACAGCAAATGATTTAATTAGTACTGATCAAAATAAATTCCAAGGTTGGAAATGCTGGGCAGGACTGCATATGATTAACATTGATATGTGGGGAAACATGTATAGAGCTGATTGTCAAGAAGGCGGACCTTTAGGAAACATTGAACGCTATAAATTACCAAAAGAAACTATTATTTGCGGTAAACAATCTTGTGCATGTTTAAGTGATATCTATTTAAGAAAAGAGACTGCTTAGTTCAGGGCATACATCATGTATACTTGTATTCCTAATACTATCTAATTTATTTGTATAATTAATAAACGCAGCTAATTGTTTATCATTCTTAACGTGTTTATAATTAGTGCCATTTAAAATATGTTGAGGTAAAATTGTAGGATTAAGATATGCTGGTGTTGTCACAACATTAGTTAAATATATTTCGTAATTGTCTTTTTTAACACTATCAAACCATGTTTGCATTTCTTGTAGATGACAAACATTGTATGTCATCACAGTACCAGCAAAAATAACACGATCCATTTTATTAAAATGTTCTAAGTTCTCTACAAGTTGTTGAAACGGAAAGTTGTTGCCGCCACGAATATATTCGTATAGTTTACCAGTTCCTTCAATACTAATATGCCATTTAGTTTCTTTAAACTGTAATGCAAGTTTGTCGAACTCCTCGTCAACTACAGTTCCATTAGTGCTAATATCAAGTGTAATGTTTTTAGCAAGACCTAATTTAATTAGATAATGCATAATTAATTTATTAGCAGGCTCCATATAAGGCTCACCGCCTTTAATGTTTACGTATTGTAAATTTTTAAAATACTCTGGATAATCAAATAATCGATCAATTATGCTGCTAGGCATAACCCTATAACCAAATTCTGGATCATGAATAGGACGTTCAATTCCCATGCCTGATAATTTTAAATCTTCTTTAACCCATGCTGTAGAGTTAATGCCGCTGCACATTCTACATTTTAAGTTACACAAATTGCTCATATTAAATTCTAAAAAATAAATGTCGTTTTTATTTTTTGATTCTTCTTTAACAATAGGATTAAGAACTTGTTCAAAAAACTTACGTCTACTATGACCATTAACTTTTTCCTTCTTAACGCATTGTATACAGTTACTTGGCAAACTACCTTGTTCAACAATTTGTTGTGTAGCAATTAATCCAGGATCCTTAAAGATCTCTGGTAATGTATTTTTAAGTAAATTGCCGTGCCTGCCAGTGTATACGCAATCAGGAACAACATCGCCGTTAAATCTAATACTTAAAGCATGTCGAGGAGCTAAACAACTCATAATTTAGATTCCTGTATTATATTTAATTTGTCATCAAACACACAGATAAAATGATCTTGAGTTTTCATGTGATATGTAATTATAGTTATTTGATTGTTGTAAATAATTGGTCTACCAAACATTATATCTTCAAAATATTTTTCTTTAATAATATTGCCGTTTTCATCAATAACTAGTATAGGACAGCTTGGAGTTCCACTTGGAAAGAAGTAAGCATGGTTGTTGAATTCAACTCCGCACCTAAATCTATATTTTCCACCAAACTCTAATCCAATATCAAATTGGTAACTTTGTTTAGTTACGGTATTAAATACTAACCCCCTGTTACTATTAAGCGGAAGTAATTCATCGCCATACGGTACAGCAACAATATTATCACCTAGCATAACACCGCAGTTGTACTTCTTAGCAAAGTCTACTCCGTTGATAGTGTGATATTGTGCAGTATTTGTTTTTGTATCAAATTCCACAATAGTATTAAGTCCGGGATCTTCACCAAATGGTAAACTGTATAGTGTAGTGCCTTTAACAATAATGTCTGTATACTTTCGTGTAATAGCTGGATCAATATCTAATTCATAACTATCAAAACATGAGCCATTAAAACTTAGTAGTGATGTGTACCCTGGCTCGTCACCTCTAGGCATACTCCAATAACGTCCATTACAATATACTGTACCCATGTGTAACTTTTTTCCGTTGTGCGGAATCTTGTGTACTGTTACTTCGTTGTCTCGAATATAGATAGCATTGTTAGTTTCTTCGTAACCTAATGGAAAACTAAATGCAGTATCGCCATATGTGGTATTGGGTTCTCCTCCATGGTTTGTTGCTACGCTATAAAACTGTCCTTTACCTGTAAATGGTAGTTTATGATAAATGGCTTGATTATCTTTTAGTTGGACTACAATATTAAACTCGTCATAAATGCCATACGGAATAAACCAAACACTATCGTCAACAACAGCAGTAGCATTTATTTTGCTTGTAACTGGCGGTAAATCCAAATTAACATAGTTACTATCAGACCACACACTGCTATACTCTTTACACCGCTCTGTTGCAAACGGTGGCGACAATAACGCACCCTTGTATTCTTCTAATATCAAGTGTTTAATATTTGCTTCTTTGTAAAAGTCTTGGAACGCTTTATACATTATTTAAATCCAAAGTATGTATTACTTTTTCTATCTTAGTATCAAACACTAGAACAGTTTGGAATGTTTCGCTTTCTCCATACGGAAATGCAAAAATTACATCATTGATTATTACGCAGTTATTGTACTTTTCAATAGTAGTTGAATCACTAAAGTACTCTCCGATATCTATAGTATAATGCGAATCATCACTTGTGTCAACCACTAATATTTCAGCAAGGTCACCTTGACTTTTCCAAGTATCTAACGGTTCACAAACACATCCGCCTCTGGGAATATAGTATATCTTACCTGCACTATTTTCAACACCTGTAAAGTATTTTTTACTTTCTTTGCCTATACCTAAATCTTTAGTATACCATTTATCAAAATAACTATCAATAATAAGCATTTCGCCCCAGTCTTCATCATGCCCTGCAGGAGGAAAATAAATCTTACCATTACGTGCAACTGTATGACTGTAATACATTCTACTAGTTTGTGTTAGTCCTGTACGTTCACTATGCCAATCTGTTCCGTCAAACTTTAATAAGATATCCCAGTTTGAATTTTCACTATACGGCGGAGCATATAATGTACGTCCTACTTTAGCCAACGTAGTAAACTTTTTATTTGTTAATTCTCTATCAACTAAGTCTGGCCAATGCTCGCTCATGTCAATAAGATTGTACGTTGAGTCACTACATTTGTACTCAATGCCGTGTTGAAACATTTCAATCTTCCAAGATTCGCCACGTGGTACTCCGTAGATGATGCCGTCTATCATCTGTGTAGTATGCCATTTTTTACAATCTTCAAAAGGTACATCTATATGTACATGTTGTATTGAATGGTTATCTAAGTTAATGTGCATGGCCCAACTAAACGGATCATGTTCGCCGTAAGGAAGTGCTACAATCTCGTTACTATGTATATGACCCTGTATATACTTGCCTTTGCCTTTAGGAGATATTTCAATATATTCTACTTCATCTGTTTCAGTATTAACAATTAATATTTTACTTTCATTGTAAGGCAAAAAATATATAAGATGTCGATATACAATTCCGTTTTGCCATTTTTCAAAACTATCATCTACATCAAGTTTAATTTTTGTAATATCATACGTAGTTGGATCCATTTTAATCATGTAGTCGATGGATGCATTTAAACCGTATGGCGGAACATAAAGCATTCCGTTGCTACCTATTGTAGCGTAACTAAAGGATTGCGGCGTCAAATTTATCTCCAAATGCACTTGTTAAGTCTGAATGTAGTTTATTCATAATCTGTTCTTCGGTATATATGCCAATGTTGTCCCAGTCAACCATGCGCATCTTATCACCATCAACTATAATATTACTTAGCACCCAATCAAAATGTGCATACGGAGATGTTTCTTTAATATTGTCTAAACAAAAATTATATACTTTTTTAATAAATTTAGGTGTGTGTTCAAATTTACTTGCAGGTGTGCCAAGTACTTTTTTAACATCAAGAAACTGACTAGTTTCCTCAGACCCCCAATTAATAACATATCCTGGTAAAATTTTATTCATAATAACTACGTGCTGTTCTAATCTTTCTGGTTCTACAGTAATCCAAACTTTACGAAACCTATCACTAAGTTCATAAACTTTTCTACCTTTTTCTTTATTTTCTTTAATTAACATCTTTATGATAAGCCATATGCTGCCGCCACCTCCGGCAAATAGTCTTTAATATACATTCCGCGCCACTTATCTTGTTTTGTAATTTCTCTCACAAAGTGTTCAATAACTAAAGGATCAGCTGGATGATTAGCCCATCCATCAACATCAGGATGAATTCCGTGGAATTGGTCTTTTAAACTTTGCGGAGCATTTTTAACATGCAACCATTCTGGAAGAATTAATAAGTTATCGTAAAGTTTAAAGTTATTTTTTCTAGCATATTCTGTAATTTCGTCATAGTATAAAATATTAAGGAGACTAATCGTTGGAGTAACATCTACTACCCTACAAAAATCTGCATACTTTTGTGCGTTGACTTCTATCTCGTTCCATTTACTTCCGTATCTAATGTAATCAATTTTATCACTTGCAGCATCTAAACTAAGACTCATAATTACTACATCAAACCGCCGCAGAATCTTTTCAATCTTAGGGTTCCAAAGTGTGCCATTGGTATTAAACCTAACTACAACCTTTGGATCAAGTCTATTTAAAAACTTGTCTAAGTGCTTAACCATCATAGGTTCGCCACCTGTTAGATAAACTTCTCTAATAGGCAAGTTATCAAATCTCTTCATAGTTTCTTCTGAAGCCCAATTAAAGTTTGGAATTTCCAATACTCCGTGCAATGGCTGGATACCTGCTTTTTTCATTTCAATAGCTTCTTCAGCTATACTACTACTGCTCATTTCCCAGCAACTAATGCATTTAAGGTTGCAGCTATTGCCAAACCTAATATCAAGATGACTTATACCAGGTCCATAAAAGTTTTTAACGTATCTAGTACCATCGGGCTTTACCCTAGTACGCATACTATCAATACCTTGTTCTTCTTGTTTTTCACAGCGCACACAAGCCTCTGGCCAAATATCATTTTCCATTTGCTCAGTTACTTTTGAATGAAACTCCCCATCATACCATTCTTGCGGAGTGTGCGTATGAACTGTTTCTTTATTGTTACCTTCAAGACTAACGCAGCATAATCGATATTGTCCATCTGATCTTACGCATACTTGGTTGTCTAAATATTTACATCTCACGCAGGCTTCCTCACATTTTTAAAATCAATAATCTACATTCCATACTATTATTTACATAAGTATTAGAAAGACAACCACATACCTGAACGGATTAATATGATTGAAGAACATAAACAAATTCTAGAACAATACTGGCAACAACACGGTAAAGAACAAAATTATAAATATCCTGATATGTTTGATCCTAAATGGACTATAACAGAAAGCGGCTGGCCGTGGTTTAAATTAAGTTCCTTAGACGACCAACCTTGGAAAGAAATGCAAGCAGAAGCAGAAGTATTATTAGAACATTTCAAACCGCACAGAGAAGACTACGGACATGGCTGGTCAAGTCTAACATTACACGGATTGAATGATGACACTCAAAGTCTTAATCAGTACAGTGATAATAGAAAAGAAACATTAGATCAACTTAGCTGGACTTGGGTGGCAGATAGTTGTCCAGTTACTAAAAAGTTTCTAACAGATGTTTGGCCTGCAGAGTATTTAAACCGTGTAAGATTTATGTTGTTAGAGCCTGGTGGTTATATTTTACCACATCAAGACAGGCCTAGTGATCAAAAACGATTAAGTATTTGCAATATTAGTCTCAACATGCCAGAAGGATGCGAAATGGTTATGAAAGATCAAGGTCGTATACCATTTAATGATAGCGGCTCTGCTATGCTAGTAGATATTTCAAACGAACATGCAGTATGGAATAGAAGTAATAAGCCTAGAATACATATGATTATACATTATGAGCTAGGAAGAAGATTGCGTGATTTTTTCTACGTACTAAGAAGTAGTTATTATACGAATAGAGAACAATGAGAGATTATAACAGTATTTCCGAAGGCGAAAGATATTTTAATACTAGTCAGGTAGATATTCCTGTAGGTGTTGGTATGCTTGATATTAGTAGAGATATTCCTAATCACTTTGTGCGTGAGCGTTGCTTTAGTATGACATATTGGATGATTAATCAAAGCACAAAACAAGATATTTGCAAGTATAGAGGATTTAATCACAGTGTCAAAGAGTTATTGTTAGCTAGTAAACTAGCCGGCGATAAAGTTTGTATTATATTAGCACAAGGCATGATGGCACCTAGGCTTTATAAAATTATCAATAAGACTGCAAAATACTTTAGAGAAAATCCTAACTTTTTTGTAGTAGGACACATTATGGCCAAGCAAGGCAGATATCCCGGACTACACAGACAAATGCTTATAGTTAATATAGAAACTTGGGAACGTCTTGGTAGTCCTGACTTTTTAGGACAAGGATTTTTCTGGGACAGAGCTCCTACATATCCTAACTTTAAATTAAGTGACGATACTATGAGTGCAGATTATACTCCAGCATGGATTAAATCTGCTGAAGGAACACAGTCTTGTGACGTAGTTGAAGACGGGTCAAACTGGATAGCACTTGCACTTGATAATAATATAACTATAGACAATCTTGATTTTGAGATGCGCGAGTGCAAGACATTTTTATATCCTTACGAAAATCCAGACTTACTAGAACGTGCCTGGACAAATTTACAAGACGAGTCTTTATTAGATCAGATTGAAAACTTTACTCAACGTGCTTGGTTAAGAAAATTAGGCTATCAAGAGTTTATTGAAAAAGATAGAGTATATGCGTATAACACAGAACGCCTAAGTGGAGAAGGAGTGAGAGCATCCGCTCCTATAGACAGTATCTTTTCAGCAGCAGCAGGATTTAAAACTCTGGCACTATTACGAAACAACGGCTTTCATGAGAATACAATAGTTAACTATTATGATTGGTGTGACTCTAGTATTAATTTTAAAAAGCATTTGTTAGAAACATGGGACGGAGTTGACTTTGACAAGTGGTTACTAGAACACGACTTAGAGTATAATTTTTCTAGTACATACCGCGGCAACTATTCAGAATTTTGGAACAAAGAAGTTGAAAAAGAATTTGAAAGTGCAGAAAAATTCAAAGAGCTATGGGATAGATACAGAAAATTAGAACATAACTTTTTTGTTATTGACCTAGTTAATGAGCCTGAAAAGCTTATAGCAGAAATGAATAAACAAACCGGGGTTAAAGTATTATGGACTACTAATATTTGGCCAACTATGATGTTACATTGGAACGTAGACATGGATACAATAGAACAAAAGTATTTAAAATTTGAATCAATATTGCCTAAGGATACAGTTCTTTACGGGCAAGATTATTTGGCAAATGATTTGAAAGATAGAATAACCAACGGTAAAACAGAAACGCATCCTAGATTCAGTACTGTTTGGAAAAAGTTGTGAAACGATATATTGAAAAGCACGACGAAGCTAATCTTGGTTGGACAGTTAAAAAACTATTTAAAGTTGATATAGATAAGTTGCGCAATTGGTATAATGATTTAGAAAACAATTATAATGACTGGAAGTTTGTTATAGGTGAACAGCATCATATATGGCAATTTCCTATTAGTGATCCTGAAGCAAAGACAGGACATCGTTTAATGGACGATACAGCATACTATACACTTTGCTGGAACAGTAACGAAGTTGGTCCTAAGCCATTTGAACAAGGTTGTGCTAAACCAGAGTATCGAGATGATGACAACGATCAACTTAATCCAAGAGAATGTTTTAGTGGCTATGCACTAGACGTTGTAAATAGTTTGCCTATGCGTAGTAAGAAATGGTTAGTAACAATTCATACGCCAGGAACTAAACTAATTACGCACCAAGATAGTCCGGATAAACTCCGTGTACATATTCCTATACACACTAATGCAGATAGTAATTGGACTATTGCTAGTGAAGAATATCACATGGAGCCAGGTTGGGCATATATAGTTAACACAACTATTCCACATAGTGTAGAAAACAAAGGTACAACAGACAGGATACATTTATATGGAAAGGTTTGGACAGATGATTGCCGTAAGTTATAGTAAAAAAGATTTTGTATCTAAAATGCAAAGCACACATATTACAGATAAAACAGTTGAAGATACTAATGACTATTATATTTGTATTGATTCAACTGGCGGTCCAAACAGTAATCCGTACTTTAATGAATTTCACCCCAATGTATTAAACTTATGTTTTGATGATGTTAGTAAGGATCAAACAAACTGGGGTGACGATATAAAAGACTACTACACGGCAGTTGCACCAACACTAACACAAATCCAACATATTTCATATTTCCTTAAAGATGCTTGCGGAACAATACATGTACATTGCATGAAGGGCGAATCACGTAGTAAAGCAGTTGCAGATTATGTAAACAACACTAGATTTGAACACGACGAGAAATATGCCTATACAATTATAAGGGACACATTAGATGAGCTTTGATATAAAAGAAGTTGACGTAGGTATTGAATATGATAATATTAGAACTTACTATAATAGTGTTCAATCAGACTTTAAACATTTGATGTTTACTAATGTACAAGATACTGTTGGATCAGAAAAGCATAAAATTAACGGAGTATATGGTTGGGCGATACAAAGTAATTTAGAAGATCTTACTGTGCCTTGTCCGCCGTGGAATGTACACAAAGATGGTAGTGATAATTATAGAGATACTGAACTAGTATACGGTATAATTAAACAACTTAAAGCACGTTTTAGTGGAACACGACAGTTTAGTCTTAGCGGACATCCACCCGGAACTGAAATAGCACAGCATACTGATACTGATAAGTATCTTAAAATACATATTCCTATCCTCACAAATCCAGATGCATGGTTTGTGTTTGGAGAAAACAAATACACTTTAAAAGTAGGTAAAGCATATATAATAAATACTACACGACTACATGGTACAATTAATAATGGCACCTCGGATAGAGTACATTTGTTTTTTAAAGTACCAGCGGAGGACTTTATATGAGATTATTAAAACCTAAAGATATAACAGACGTTGATGCATTGTTTGATAGCCTAGAATGGGATATGATTGAATTAGATTTTAGCATTGATAAAGGTGACTTAGAATCTTATCATAAAGAACTACGATCACGTTTACAACATCTTTGTTTTAATTTTAATTCTAAAGAATACTTACGTCCTGATATATACGAAAGATTTCAAAAAGAAAACGCTGTAGGAAACTATGTAGGAAACGTAGGTGGGTGGAGTGTTAGTTGGCCTGTAGAACGAGATATACCATGCCCAAGTAAAACACAAGCTAACGTTTCTAAGTACCCAGAATTACAAGACCTTGATGAAGAAAAGTTCTACTACGATTGCGTACCAATGCAAGTTTACAAATTTGGTATTCTAAATAAAATGATAGAAACCTTGTCCTTACAAGCTTTAAGACAAATACTGATAGCACTACACCCGCCGGGGCTAAAAGTTAACACACATACTGACGGAAAGACTAGAAAACTACATGTTCCATTTCATACTAATACTGATGCAGTTTTTACTTTTGGTAAAAACAGAGAACGCAAATATCATATGGAATTGGGCAAAGGTTACATAATTAACACACTTGTACCCCATGGTACAGAGAATCTAGGAAACACAGATCGAGTACATTTGTTATCCAGAGTTGACGATTCATTTATGCAACCGCTTTTATCGATAAACTGCAATATAGCAGATAAATAATATTAACAGAGGAGATACCCATGAGCAATACATATTTTACGCAGGTATTAGACGAACCATATCACTTAGGAAATGGCGAATTTTTATCAGTAATCACTAACGGTAAAGCACGTCACGAAGGCGAAGAAAGCCGTGATTTTAATAAAGACGCAGGCGCAAGAGCAGGTTTGCTTAGAGTAAACGCTGATGAAACTACATTTGTTGACTTCTTTGACAAAGGCGATAACGGTGATAGATACCGTGGTATTGCAGTTGTAGGTAATACAGCATATGTAATGCGTACACAAAAAGATAAAGTAGACAGCACAATTAGAGTAGCGTCAATAGATTTAACAACTAATGAAGTTACTATGATCGAAGAAAAAGGTGTAACAGTACACGGTTCAGAAACTCCTAAAACATTCTGTGGACACTTTAACTTTGGTAGACCAATCACAGTTGGTACTAAAGTTATTTGGCCACCAGTTATGAGTGGAATGATTATTGTGTTTGATACTGTTGCTAATACATTTACTGTACATGAAACAGGAGAAAAGTTTGCTTCTATCCATAGTGTATATGTAGAATTATTAAACGAAGTTGTGTTTTTCCCATATGGCAAAACAACTGATATGTTGTTAACACTAGACATGACAACAAACACTATTAAAACTCACACAGCACCAACTAAAGGTGCGTTCTATCATGTTAACACTAACGGCAACAAAGCAGTTGGCGCTCCACTAATAATGGATGAAACTACAGAATTTAACTTTTGGGTATATGATGGCGTAGACGTAAAGTCAGTTGCTTATAATTCATCTAGTACAGACGATATGGGCGGCCAAATGGGTTTCAAATACGGAACTATGAATGGCAGTACATTAGTAACACACACTTGCTGGGAAGGCTGTAAAGAGTTTGTATCATTAAACTTAGATACATTTGCTATTGATAGCTTTGAAACTAATGAGTCACTAGGTAGTAAGCCAGTTATTAATGCTGGAGACGTTTACTTGTTTCCGTCAATACAAAACCCAAGCATGGTAAATCCAACAACTAAAGTTTTTAAAGTTGAAGGCAATGCAATTAATGAAGTTATGGACTTAGGTACTGCAAACATTACTTCAGGATCAATTAACGATACTGATAGTGTTACAATGTTAGCACCTTACAAGTTTGATCTTAGTGATGCTGGCCTTGCTGGTGATATGTCTATTGTAGACCTTGATGCTAAAACTTCCAAACTTGTTCCTGTTAGTCTAAGTTTAGAAACTTATAATTAATAGGGTTAGCCTATGAAAATTTGTATTGTAGGTGGTGGAAGTGCAGGCTGGATGACCGCCGCATATCTTGCAAAGAAAACCGATTGGAACATCACTGTAATACAAAGTCAAGATATCCCTATAATAAGTGTAGGCGAAAGCACGTTGCCTAGTATATACGACTTTATTACAGAACTAGGACTAACAGAACAAGACCTATTTGACCATTGTGATGCAGTAAGAAAATATACAATATGTCATAAGGATTGGCATAACAAAGAATGGTGGCATCACTTCTGCTTTGATGAGTCTGAACATAGAGAACAGATTGAATGGATGCGTAATTATACAAAGCCTAATAAAAAGTGGCGTCATGCTTATCATGTTGATGCTAACAAGTTTGGTATTATGCTGAGAGATAAGGTTGCACTACCAAACGGTGTAGAACTTATTAATAAAACACTTGATACTATAGACGATCTTGATGCAGATTTAATTATTAATTGTGCTGGATTTAGTGATCTGTTTCCTGCAAAAGAAATGATTAAAACTAACCTAAAAAATAATTGTGCCATAGTTGCACCTAGTTACGATAAGATGTTAAAATACTATACGGAAACTACTGCATTAAGTAACGGGTGGATGTGGAATATTTACTTACAGAATCGCATTGGAAACGGATATGTGTTTAGTAAAGATCATCAATCAGTAGAAAGTGCTAAAGCAGAATTTATAGAAAAATGTCCTCACAAATTAGAACTAGACAAGTTAAGAGTAATTGAATGGGAAAGTCAATATTGTCCTAACCCCTACGAAGGTAACATTTTAAATATAGGATTAAGTGCAGGATTTATTGAACCGTTAGAAGCTCAAGCAATATGGCTAATACAATATCAAATTGAAATGCTAGTAAGACTAGTGGACAAACCTAGTGTGTATAACAAGCAATGGTTAAACGTAGTAAAACACGTAGAAGAATTCTTAGAACTTCATTATACTGCTACAAGCAAAGACACAGACTATTGGAAAAATGAAATGAATGAAATTGTAATTAAAAAGAAACCTTTTACAATTTTTGATCAATATTCTTATCGCTCTTTAGCGAGAGGTTACGCTCTTCCTTATAACGTTGAACATTAATACGCCATAAATTTTGTGGAACATTATATAGTTCCATTTGTCTATCTAATTCCCATATACCACGTTTTGCTAGTAATGGCATCATAGTATCATTCATACGTTGACTTTTTCCACCGTCATTGTTTATGTTTGTACTAATATATAATTGTGTTAAATGCGGTACCCATTCTATTTGCATTTTTAATAAATGACCTAAATGAATTCCTGTCTTAAAAATATCTCTGCCTGTGCCTAGTGTATACCCAGGTAACTGAGCACCTCGAAACAAACAACGATATGCATTAGGTCCTAATTCATCTAACTGATGTACACCTGCAATACTTACAATCTTATCTTCGTATGTAGCAATAGTCCAAGCACCTTCTTCTAGTACCCATTCCCATTTCATTTTTTTAAGAGATGTATTATTACTGTACTGTTGTGATTTGCAAAATTGTTCTGCTAAAGACTCATCGTCTTCAGTAGCAAATCTAAACTTCAGTTTTCCAAGTTCTACCATTAGCTGTGTTTATCCTGTGTGAAAATGTTTTAGTATCCATATCAAATATATCACCTGTAGAGCGACCATTAATAATACATTCGCCTAACTTAGAAGTAGCAGTTAACGGATTAAGCATTACATGCGTATCCATTGTGTTAATAGTATTAAAGTCAAAACTAGGACTATCATACCCAATCATTACCGGCGGTGGAAATTCAGTCATGCCATACCAATTAGCTACAACTTGTACACCACGTTCTTTAAACGCATCAATAAAACTTTGATCTACTTTATTTGAACCTGTAACCATATACCGTACACAACTCATGTCTAAGTCTTTAAAGCCTTTTGTCTTTTCTAATAGTTCCAAATGCCGTGGTATTAAAGCTATGTAAGTAGGCTTAACGCTGTTAAATAACTCACAGTAGGTATGTGCAGTAAAGTTACTACTAACTAGCTGTGCGCCGCTTATATAAGCAGGTAGAGCTGTTATAGTGTAGTGTGCTATAGTGTTTGCTGGAAACACATCTATTACTATATCGTCTTTAGTTAGCCCTATTTCATCAACAGACTTTTGGGCACATTTATTAACGTACTCCCAAGAATGTCTAACAATTTTAGGTGTATCAGTACTACCTGATGTGAATAATGTAAGCATATTACACTTACTTATTTCTAGAAATGTTTGCTGATGTTAGTTGTGAATTACGCCTCTATAGCAATTTGTACCCAAGCACTACCTAAGTATACTACTGTTTGCTTCTTAGTAGAAGCAACACCACTTGGATCCCATGTAGCACCGTCTGCAATAGCAATCATGCCTTGTGCTGGTGTAGTTGGTTCTGCTGTTAGTACTGCTAGTTTAGCAAATCCGTTAACGTCTAATGTAGCAAGTGGAGAATATCCAACAGTATTAGCAATTGCCATATCGCCATTAGCTGCAATACTTGTTGCAACTAATGCTGGAACACTAGCAGTGCCATTGTTATTGATCAATCTAATCATACCCTTTGCAGTATCTGTTGCTACAGTACTAGCAGGATCAATTTGGAATGTTACAACACTTGAAGGAACTAAGTTACCTGTCGATCCATCTAAGCTTCTTGCTTGAATTCCGCCTAAGTAATCACCAGCCACACCTTGTGTTGGTGTATCTAATGCTCCGTGATAACCAGTAAATGACATTTTAAAAGCACCACCAAATCCGCTTTGTGCTAAACCAACCATGTCAATTGGTGGACTGTTATCTACCACAGTAATTTTTAAGGCAGTGGCATCAGCATCGCCAATTGCACCAATGTTGATATTAAAATCGTTTCTATTTCTTAGTACCCCATCAACAGCATAAATTGAACCGTTGTCAATATTAATGCGGCTATTAACGCCATCTACAAGTAATGAACTATCATCGCCAAATATACTGCCGCTTACATCGCCTACTACAAGTCCTGTATGTGTGCCAGTTGAATTACCTGTGATATCACCTGTTACGTTACCTACAAACCTAGTTGTTGCTGTAATTGTGCTACCGTTTAGTGCGTTATTATCAGTGTTAAGGATTATAGTACTGTCGTCGCCTACAATATTAATTTTGTAGTTTTGGTCTTCATTAAAGAAATCACTAAAGCTTTGTGGTGTAAAGTTACCTGCACCGTCAGCTATTAAGATGTCACCAGGGTATAAATCACCACTGATGAACACATTGCTTAAATCATTTAACCCTAAGCTACCTGCTCCGGCGTTATTTGCTGCATACCATTTACTACTACCTGAATTCCAAGTTAATACTTGATTGTTTTGAGGCGTACTTATATCAGTGTCGGTAAGTAGTTGTAGCGTAGTTACACCTCCACCACCTGCTCCTGTTACAGCAACTCCACCAGCAGTAGTTCCATCGCCTGCATATAATAGCTTAGTGTCAGTTGCGAAGATTAGCTCACCCTCTAAAGGTGTTATCAGTTGACGTTGTGCGTCGGTGCCGCGTCTTAGACGTAATGCCATGTGTTAAACTCCTAGAATATCTTATTATTAGTATTTATACAAAATAAAAGATTACTGATAAACTATCTGCGTCTCTTCATAAAACTTTTAGTTCTACTTTTGACATCTTGTACTACTTTTGATGTATTTAGTCTAAAGTCAACATGTGATATTTCATCGTTATATTCTGCAAGAAATGACTCTAAACTTTCTTCAACTCTGTTAATTTCACCTTCTGAGCCAATGTGAGACTGTTTGTCCATGTCTATTTGCCAAACTTTACCGTCTTTAAAGTATACGTGTACACTATGAATGTATTCAATTGGTACAGCAGAGATCTCTACGTCTTTAAAGATCTCTGGCCACTGACTTACGACTTCGGGGGGTAGTTTATTTTTAGGCACTTGCAGTAGTCTTCTTAACTACAGCTTTCTTTTTCGTTGGCACTAATTCTTCAGCTTGTCTACGTAGTTCAGCTGCTTCTTTACTTAAACGATCTGCATCACTGCGGAACTTCTTAGCAAGTGATTCGTCAGTAATTACACCATTGTCTGCAACAGGTGCAACACTAGGAGCAACCGCTGCCATTTCACTAGCAGTCATTGCAGGCGCTGTTGATTGTTGTACAGTTTTCCCGTCTTTGCCTGTAACTGCTAAGTCGTTAACTGTAACTCCGCGCTGTTTTGCAATAGCTTCGTTGAGCTCATTTAGTCGAATAGATGAGTTTTGATTAGGAATCATTTCAACATCAGCAGTGTTTACTTTAACCATCTTGCCAGTTGTGTGGAAACGTGCAAGCATGTTACTACCGTCTGATAGTTGTGTACGCATCATAACAGTTGCTAAGTCATCTGCTTGTTGACCAGATGCTGATTCAACTAACTTGATTAGTGAATCGTGATCGCCAGCTTCTAGATTTTCAGTTGTTACTACAACGCACTTATCAGGCTCTCCTGGTAGTACTTTGTATGCGACAATTACTCTACGTTGATTGTTAGCCATTCGGCCTACATGTTTAAGTGCTGCCATGTTATGCTCCTTGCGCAGGCTGCTGATTTGCAACGGCTGCTAAAAATGTTTCTAATTTGCTGTAAGTTTGTCCTACAGTCATCATCTCGTTAGGCTTAAAAGCGCCACGTTGACTAGCAACATCAATAATGCTCTTTAGCGCCTGTAAGTCCTGTACTGTTAAGTCTGGACCCTGTGCTTCACTTGTTTCGGGTGTTGTTGATGCAGGCTCCATTTCTGGTACATTTGCTTCAACGGTTGTATCTTCGCTCATAAATATTCTCCTTGTATAGTATATATGCGTACTTTATTCATTTGTACTTTAAATGTGGACAAGCTAACATGAAATAGCTCATGTCTTTTGTCTCCTCAAATCCTACAGTTAGTACTTGTACTAAAGAATTGTGTTCATCAAGGGTTACGTTTTTACCTATAAAGAATCTATTCTTTAGATGTTTGTGAACCCACTTAATTAGGCTGTCTTCTAAATTATACTTTATAGGTAGATTAACGTACTCAAAGTGAGGTAGTGCTGATTTAACTTGCCTCACTTCAAATACATTTAATGGATTTGGGATTCTATTTTTTATCATGCAGCCGCATCGTAGTGTACTGATGTACCAAACGGTCCTTCTAAGTTTTTATCTCGGTTTGAGTGAATAACAAACACTGTATCACAGTAGTCTGGATCACCCCAGCTATCCCAGGCATACCCGTCTGTAAACATGATTAGTTTCTTAGGAACATAATCCTGTTCTTTCATGTATGTCCAGTTCGCCATAAAGTCTGTGCCGCCGCCGCCCATTAGTTTGTAATCTAATAAGTCTTTACCGTCATTAGCAGCAAAATCATCTTCATTATAAACCTGAGTGTCGAAACACCATACTTTAATATTGTAGTCTGGAAACTCTTCCATAATACCTTTAACTTCACCTAAGAAATCTTTACCTTGCACTTCACCTATTGAACCCGACATATCTATACAGACAGCAACATCAATTGTTTGTTCAAAGTCCATGCTTGGAAGTATTGCACCACTCATTTGACCTTTACGTGATGGACGACTAAAAGTATAGTCGCTTCTAATTGTGCTTTGTATTGACTGACGGATAATTTCACGCCAGTTCATTTTAGGCTCTGTAAGCTCTTTAATCATACGTGCAACTGCGCCTGGAACATTACCTGCTCCTGCACTTTGTGCCGCTGAAATCATGTTTTCTTTAATTTCGTCTTTAATTTGTTTTGCTTCTTCTTTGCTATACTTAGGCTGACTTTTACTAGTAGAGTTACCGTTGATATCTTCAGACATATTGCCGTCTGATTCGCCGCCGTCGCCGTCCGCATCTAAATGTTCGTCTAACATTTCACCTAGTTGCTTTAGGAACTCTTTACCATTTTCTTCTGCTTGCTCGTATACATCGTCATATACTTCTTCGCTGGTCCAACCTTCGTATTTAAAGTCTTGATAACATTTTACAATACTTGGAATAGTTCCAATACGATCACGTACTAGTGTATTGTTTACAATATAGTCTGCGCTAATGTTATAGATCACAGGATCACGGTCATCTCTACGTCCCATGTGATCAAATACCATATGCAAAATTTCGTGTGCAACAACAAATTCAATTTCTTTGTTATTCATTGCATTAAAGAATTGTGTGTTGTAGTATAAGTTACGTCCGTCTACTGCGGCAGTACCTAGCCACTCATCGGCAGCAACAATACGCAAACGTGTAGCCATGTTGCCAAAGAACGGATGACGCAATAGCAAACCAATACGTGCTGTAATAATACGGTCCATAACTATTACACGCATCTCTTCTAATGCTTCTGGAGTAATATCCGGATCTGGAGTAAAGTTTTTTAACTTAGTTTGCGTATCTTTAGCAGTCATTATATTTGCCCTTTCTTTATTAACTTATACATATATTATAGCATCTTTAATAGATATGTCAACCATTTTATTTATAAAAGAACAGACGAGCTCAAAAGAGCCCGCCCGTTTTGTATCATGCTTCTTGTGCAGCTTTAATATACTTGCCATAACGCTCATGGAATTCATCAAAACATTGCACTTCATCTGGATCAATGGGCAATGAATACTGTGTTAATGCAAGCTTGATGCCCATTACTACTAACTCAGTATCAAAGTTATCCATTGAAAAGCGCAGGAAGTTGTTAACTTTGTCATCAAACTTCTTATCGTTCTTGTCTGATGCTTCTTTTAACTCGTAGCAAAGAGACACAGTTAGGGAGTACATTGCACTGATCTCTTTGGACTTCATCTCTTTTACTTTTCCTGCTAAGATGTCGGATGGGTTAGGCATGCTTGCGGCAACTTTACGGTGTGCCATAAACTTAAGAGCCAACCCTTCTCCAACTGCACCTGCTACCAAGTCGGTAGTAGTTGCTTCGTCTAGGTCATCGTCTAGCAATTCGCTAACAAATGTCCAAGAACGAGGTGTTGCAAATGAACGACTTGGGCTTCTAGGATCGAAGTCATATAAGTCTTTCTTTGCAAAAGTTAAGTAACCAACAACATCTGTATTGATGTTATTAACTACCGACCACTGGAACCAGTCATCAAATGATACAGCAAGTTCTAAGTGGATAAATCTGTTTGCTAACGGAGCAGGCATTCTATAAGTAACACCTTTGTCAGCTTCTCTGTTACCAGCCGCAACAATCATTACGTTGTCTGGTAACTTATATTGCCCTACACGACGATTAAGAATTAACTGGTATGCTGCCGCTTGTACGCTAGGCGCTGCCGAGTTCATTTCGTCTAAAAATAGTACAATATGATCAAATTGAGCAGCAAACTCTTCGCTTGGAAGTTCGCTAGGTGCGCCCCACACCATTGTACCTGAATTGCTGTCGAAGTATGGAATACCTTTAATATCTGTAGGTTCCCAAAGTGACAAACGAATGTCAATTAAATGTGAATTTGATAGGCTATCAGTAATCTGTTCTACAATCTCAGATTTGCCAATACCTGGTGCGCCCCAAAGAAATATTGGACGTTTCTTCTTTAGCGCATGCTTGATGCTGTTTTTTGCGCTATTTGGAGTTACTGTACGTGTATTTTCCATCTTTACTACCCTCTAAGTTATCAGTGCATGTTTTTAAACTATACATATATAATAACACATCTACACGATTTGTCAACCTTTTTCTTTGGTTTTTATGGGTTATTTTTCTTATAATCTGCAACTGCTGCCTTAATTGCATCTTCTGCTAGTACTGAGCAATGTATTTTAACTGGCGGTAAAGCAAGTTCATGCGCAAGATCTGTGTTTTTTATTTGATCTGCTTCATCTAGTGTCATTCCCTTAATCATTTCAGTTACTAAGCTACTACTTGCAATAGCACTGCCGCAACCGTATGTTTTAAAACATGCGTCTTCCACAATGCCATCATCGCCTACTTTAATTTGTAAACGCATTACATCGCCGCAGGCTGGCGCACCAACCATTCCAGTGCCAATATTCTTAGCAGGATCCCACTTACCTACATTACGGGGGTTCTCGTAATGGTCTAACACTTTTTCTGAATATGCCATAATAATAATCTCTCTTTCATGATATGTATTTATTTCTGACGAGTAATTGCTTTAGTTAACCCGTATTTACGTAAATCTCCGCTGAAAAGAGTTAGCTCAACGGCCTTTCTTTCGTTTGTTACTATAATACTTCTGTTTGTTAAATAATAAGGGCAATCAATAAATTTATCAAGATGTATGATTACCTGTGTGGATAACGGTACATCTCTTGGATATGGAATATCATATACAGCTAGATCTATTTCAGTCAGTACATCAAATCCTGCTTCTGTTAGTCGCAGACCACCTGAGAGCTTATCTCTATTGTTTTTCCACCATATAGGCATGTATTCTGAAACTGTAAGATCATTTATACTTTTACCCAGTTCTTTTAAAAAAAGCTTAGTATATGTTTCTTTCCAGTTCATCTTGCTCGTACTCATACCTCAGTAACTATTTCGCCTGCTGTAAGCTTGTGAACATTAAAGTCCCCACACTTAAACATTTCGTTTAGTTTCTTAGCAAGATTATGTGCATGCCCGGGATTAGAAAAACTAACTTTCTTATACTTAGGACCTGGATAATTAGTAAGTGCATTTGCACTCTTAAGATTAAATGGCTTCTCTAAGTAAAACACTGCCCAGATAGCTTCTGCTTCTAATACTTGTTCACTCTTATAAGTCTTGTTGTTGATGTTTTCTAAAATAACTGTTGGCTTAGGCCTGCTCATATGCGTAATTCCTTTTAATTAACTACGCATATATTTATCTTTTTTTAAAGTTATCTACGCACTTAAAAATTCACCACGCATATTTATATTAATGTTTATACGTTCAGCAACATCTGTTTGCATATTACTATTGTGCGGAGTTAATCCATCAAATAATACAAGTCTATTAGCTACAGATTCAACATCTTGGTCTCCAATAGTAGTAGGACCATTATTGCTATTGAGATAGAAGATAGCAGTATGATGAGGAATTTCCATGTCAATATGCGGAGCATGTGCTTTCTCAACATTTTGATTAGTATATAGATTACATTTTATTCTAAGTAACTCGTGAGTTTGAAATTTAAGTTTCTCTTCTATAAAATGTAACAACATTTCAAAGTCTTTAAAATATTGAGATTCTACATCACGATATTTTTGTCCGTCACCGTTGTCGTGTTCTTTACATCCGTATATATTATGTATAAAGTAATAATCATCATCTTTGTGATCTGCAACACCAAGTACAAAGTACCATGGAAACTCTGCTCCCATCATTAAGTGCTGAAACCGTGCAAACAAGTTCGCCGGCAAAAAGTTATCTACTATCTGTACCATTAAAAATTCGATCCTCCATCTAACTTAATAACAATTTCTTCATTACTATTATCTTTAGAATCTGCTACAAGCTTTTCTAAGTCGCCATGTAAACGAGTCATTACAATGCCTAGCGCAAACGCTAGATTCTTAGCCGTGTTCATATCCAGCTTAACTTCTCTTGCACGACCTTGTTCAGCAGCCTTAACTGCTTGTAAAAATTGTTGCAATGGAAGTGTGTTTAACGGTTCAACGGTTTGCAATTGATAACTCCGATCTCATTTCCATCTCTGTTTTAAATGGACCTTTAAATTCATAACGTTCAATTGTAATTTGTTTAGGACAAAAACTCTTAACCCAGCCTTTGTCAAATTTAATAACGTAATAGCCTGCGCAATATGCGCTCTTTGATTTATCTGACTTAGTAAACAAAGGAAGCTTACGTACTACATCATACATAGTATTGAATGGAGTAACACTAGTTGGAAATCCATGCACTATGTTTTCTAAACTAACGACTATATCTTGGCTAGAGTCATGTTCAGTCCAAACAATATCTGTGCCAAATCGTTTTTTCATTTCACGCTTAGTATCAAAGAAACATGTTTCTATCTTACTGCTAAACATATAACGATCATCGTTCCAGGACATTGTGCCAATACGTTCTTCATTGTTTTCAACGATCCAGAATTTATCTTTTACTATCGGCTTTGCTTTAATTGTCATACAGGGTACCTCGCTTGTAATGGTTTTGCAAAAGACTGTGCTTGATCTGCAATACGTTGCATATCCCACTTTGCACAGAATTTCATAAGGCGCATGCCTACTTGATCAACACTTTTAGGCTGCATGTTATCTTCAATAACATCATTAATAATACTTCTAATGTTACCAGGTTGTGCAGTCAAGTCACATAGTACTACATTGCGCTGATAGTCATCAAGTACGCGATGTTCTACGCCTTCATGATCAGTCCAACGTTGTAGCATCATGTTATTCCAGTTATAACCTTTTGTGTCTTTATCAGCGTAAGCTTCAATAAGACCAACTTTATTCTTAGTGCCTTTCTTACGCACACCAGGGTAAGCACTAAACACATTATCACTTGTGTCGCCACGCATACACTTTTCAAACAACATAAAGTCAGGCTGCGGTGCAAGCTTAATCTCTTGTGTCTTCTTTTCAATAACAGGCGAACCGTCATCGTTAAAATAGCCTTGATCTGTAATAGTTACATTAGCAACACCGTTGTACTGTGTGCAGTTAGGGCCTACTAGTTGTGCAAAGTCGCCGTCTGTACTAATAATAACACAATGATCATTAGGGTGTGCTTGCACCCAACCTGCAATAAGATCATCTGCTTCTAGTTGCTTGTGTTGCATAACAGTACAGTTAGTCTTTTCTGTAACAAAGTTCTTAAACTCGTCAAAGATCTCCCAAAACGCCTTATCGTCTTCACTTTCAGTTACAGTCATCTTATCACGTGCAACTTGCCTATTACGCTTGTAAGGCTCATAATAGTCTTTGCGCCAGCTACGACCTTCTAAACAGAATACAACATGATCTGCGTTAAAGTCATTCCAAGCTTTTTTAATACTGTTAAGTGTGATATGTAGTGCCATGCCTACTTTCGTATCAATATCGCCACGTACTACGTGCCGCGCTCGAAAGAAAGTATTAGCTGTGTCTACTAGTACATAAGTTGCCATTGTATTGCCTTTTATTGTGTTAATTTATATATAGTATAACATCATTTATCAATGTTGTCAACTAACTTCTGACTTACCTTTACTAATAGGAACAACATTAATGTATCCAGCACCTCGACTAGTGTCTTCGCCGTCAGCCTCTAGCATGTTATGCACAATGTCACGGAACCATCTATCTACAATTTCTTCTTCAGGATCATTCTCTACACCATAACCTGCTTCGACAAGTTGTGCGATAAAGTATTCATTCCAGTCAAGTTCAAAGAAGCCGTTACGCACATTCTCTTCGTTAACTTTAATATCGATAACATTTACCCAAGGTTCTTTCTTGCGTGTGTGATAGTCTTTAGGATCACGTTGTTTAAGAAGTTCCATCTTTTCAGCTTCTACTTGTGCAACATCTTCAGCTAACTTTGCTTCTACTTTGTCTTGTCCTGTTAATTTCTTAATAAAGTTTTTCATATTACCATCCTATTTTTTCCCACGGTACGTCTTTGTCACCAAAGTGTCCGTAAGTACAATTGTTGCTATAACTATTATAGTTGAATAAATCAAATCTGTCAATGATTCCTTTTGGACTTAAATCTATCTC